CTCTAAACTTCTTGGACTACACCTACGATGAGATGATGGAGGAACTCTACGGAGACTACTTCTGAAATCTATCACTCCTCAACACCTCTTTGACTGTAGAGCATAAAAACTGTCTGAGCCAGATAATTCTGGGTGTTGGGGAGTGTGATCTTGCACTTGGGTACATTGGACGTAAAGTTCCCAAGAGTATTGCTACTCCTAATAACATAGGTGCACTGTTCAGTGCTGAGACGCCTCGTGGCAGCCCCACAAAGTCTCACCCCGTCCTCGGTTCACCGTGCCATTGGGCAATGCGCACAGCTGGGATTGTAGAATTTCAGTGTGGACTAGAAAAGACACCGCCCGCTAACACACACAATAACGAAACATTAGATCAAACAAACACCAACAGCAACACCACTCAGGATATCTTCGTCTCTAACAACCAGAGCGTGCAAGAAACTCCCAGACAGGTTGATGTTACCGTAACCAATGCGCAAATTGAAACTATTGATGACCAAGAAGTTTCATGCATGGGTGATAGCAACTATCAATCCTTGGAAAATATCCTGAAAACATTTGTAGCGGTAGATAGCGCTCTTTGGAGTACTTCTACGAAACCCCTACCTTCCATACCTAATGCAGACACTACCATTGACGACTCTGACATACATTCCATGGATTTCCCTGGAGACTACCTCGCTGATGAACTTGTACGCAATAAGGTGAACTTTTTCAATTACTGGAAAAGTGATGTTGAGATAGAGGTGAAGGCCAATAATGCACCTACCCAACAAGGGTGCTTGTATATTTGGTATGAACCTCTCCGAGGATCCAACATAATGAATGCGCTATCTGTAGGCACACCTCGTGCGGGCCTAGCGCAGCTCACCTCGTACCCTGGAGTATTTCTTAATCTTGAAGAAACAGACTCTGCTCGGCTCGTTCTGAGTTGGCTCTGGTTCCAAGAGTTCTTTGATCTCACTGTCAGGGATAGTATGGGTAGAATCCACGTGAGTGTTGTGGCTCCACTGTATGGTGACAGTGCTAGTGATCAGGTTGAAATCGTCGTCAACGTGCGATGTGTAGACCCATTACTACGTGTTCCCACCACAGTGAGCTCTGCATTTACATCAGCG